ATTGTACCTTTGTTTGCTTTGTTGAGGATACCATTACCAGTCTGCCTATCAGCAAACTGATGATCGCCAGGAAGCATAACCAAAAGTTCACCATCGAACACGCAATCGACAGAGCCAGCAAGAGCAATAAATTCTTGCTCAAGGTTACCCAATAAGAGGATTTCTTTTCCATTTCTACTCCTAAATTCACACTTACCATTTTTGACGATAGCGTTGAAACGCATCCCGTCCATTTTCAGCTGGACGTAGGCTGGGTACTTTACCTTGTCTACCAGTTTCTGCTCGAACTGGCTGCACAACATTACGGGATATTCGCTCACCAAACCAGTCCACACTGCGTTTGCGGTTGACACTGATACTCCACATTTCAAATCCTTTTGAATAATTCGTTCGATAACCTTAGCGTCATCTGAGTTTAGTGCTTCGAGATTCGAACGAAGATGTTCAATACCAGCATTACCAGTTACCAGACGTTTGGACAAATCGCCAATAGAATCAAGAGCAAACTTCAACGAGATACCTTTACCAGTATTCGGAGTATACTCAGGAATCTTACGAATGTAAAACTGAGTGAAAGGGTCGAGAGCCAAGCGGACTACCTCACGCAACACTTCGTTATCGCTGTTCGCATTTAGTTGATCGATTTTGAAGTTGCGGGAATTGTTTGCCGCAAGGCTCTCGAGAAACTTATGTATATTCATTTACTTTTCAATTCCTTGAAGGTTCTGTATCGCATATCAAAACGAATAGGTTTGGAAAACTTCTTCACCTCTTTCGTTACCACATTATAAAAGGCAACCATCTTCGACTTGTCATCAGTCAAGTAGTAGATATGGTTGGGAACATTACCCGACCAGTCTTTGGTTGTTTCAAGAAAGGCTCTCACGCTACTTCCTTGAAGATGCTAGACCATGTCATCAGTTTATTCATCTTCTCATTCTTAGCAGCCATAACAGTTGCTTCATCAAGCATACCAGAATCAATCAGAAGATCAATCATACACATCAGGTCACCAACCTCTTCTTCGAGATGCTCCCGATTCGTTTGACCTTTGTATTCATCTTCCATACCGAAACGAAATACCTTACTAATAGCCTGAGTAACCTCAGCACATTCTTCTTGAGTAATCAAGAGAATCTCTTTGTGTTTTTCATTAATCATTTTCATCTTTGCAAATTTATTCATCATTTCTCCATTACCAACTTGATTGATAGTAAAAGTCACAGCGAGTGAACGCAGTATCGGCTAGAATTTTATCGATTCGATCAGCAGTATGTTGCATGTCTTGCATATACCACTCATCATAGTCAGTGTTACCGAAAAAGAAACCACTGCGAGTCGGTAGCAACTTACCAGCCTTCTTAGGCTCAGCTACAATTTGTTTACACAACTCAGCCAATTCTTTCAACTGTTCACGAGTAACATGGTATTCACCACAGTCATCAGTTCCATCTTGGACGTTGTCAACAAACCACTGATGAATCGCATTGGCTTTTCGCCAGTAAGCCACACGGAAGGTTACTTCCTGCGCACCATAATCACCATCTTCATCACCTTCAAGACCAAACACTTCGTTGATGCTTTTAATCTTTTCAGAATCAGCTGCATCAAAATACTTACTCATGTATTTCTTAGCAGACAAGTACATATCGAGACCCATGATAATTTCCTTTAAAGAGTTTTGGTAGGATAACCAGCAGCGAAGCCAGAAGTTCCAGAGACAAAGCCACGGGAATTCTTACAAGTCATTTTCTGCTTGGGGGCTTTGCGAGACTTCACAATCTCGATAGACCCACCAGCCTTCAGAAACTTCTTCATCAGTTTCTCAGACTCAGCACGCAACTCAGATTTGGATTTGGTTTTATACAGGACGTTCATCATAACAAAGTTCTCCAATCAATTAAACGAAGTCAAAGGCAGATTCATTACCGACACGGGAAAGGATGATACCACAACCCAAAGTCTTCAACAAACCAGTTTCAATTTTCACAGCATCAGCAACAGAACACTCAACAAACAGGGTTCCGTATTCAAACGACGCTTTAGCGTCAGTAGTCAAAACCTTGGCAACTTCAGCCATCACACTCTTTTCAAAACTCATCATTTTCAATCTCCTTTTCGACTAACTTAGAGTTATTATACTCCAAACCTGAATTATTGTAAAGCACTATTTTTAATAACCCTACGCTCTGTAGGGGTATCTAAGTCGTTGATTTTAAAGGAAAAAAAATGGCTCCCAGAGGGGAGCCACAGAATGTAAACCTTTTGGTTTAGTTTTGGAGGGAGGGCATCGCCCCTGCGCCTACAATTTGAATGCCAGAGCCGAAAATCCTTTTATACTCATTTTCCATCTTAACCTCAGGAACACCATCAGCTGTGATAGCATGCTTATGAATATAAATTTTTCCACTAAGGTAAGGCATGTATGGCATCAAACCGACGCCAACTTGTCCTTGTTGATTTTGTTGCATCATGATAACTGCTGGGTTCTCAACGAAGTATCCCATGTCACCACCACTTGTAACTTCAGCAATGAGTTCTTCACCACTGATCATTTTAAAAACTTTAACTGTCATACGTCACTCTCCGCTAAGTATTCTATAAATTTGGCAGCTTCTTCATGATCTGTAAAATGTTTCACGATAACATTTGCGTTGTCATAATAATGCTGTGCGACAATCAACACATCTCTGGCTCTAAAGACAGAAATTTTCATGACCCAATCGCCACGACGAATCGTCTGAAAGGATACGAGGTTGTGTGATATTTTTGATTTCATACAAACTATTTAGGGGAACCGAAGTCCCCCTATGCTTGTATGACGATTTTTTTAAATGGTTTCGTATTCGTCTTTACCTACGCCACACTCAGGGCAAAGAAAGTCAGCAGGAAGTTCATCCCACTTACCTTCAGTTTCCTCATCGTGGACGTGACCACAAACTACACATACATGTTCCATCACAAACCTCCTAGTACTTGTTTGTATGCATTAGCATGACGTTCTTCAACTTTCTTCAAAGCTGCGAAACGCTTTTCTGCTTTTGCAAGGACTGCTTTGAATTGCTGAGCATGTTCGTTTGACTCACGACCTTGCTCATTGAATTCTTTAACAGCTTCGATGTTACTCTCAGCCTTTGCAGCAGTTTCAAATTTAGGATACATTTCTGTATACTCATAAGTCTCACCTTCAATTGCTTTCTCCAAGCATTCCTTTGTAGATGGCTTTCCGATTAGCAACTCGAGATGACCCCATGCATGTTTGATTTCTTGGTCAGCAGTATGCTCAAAGTGTTGAGCAACTTCTTCGAAACCTTCTTCACGTGCAATTTTTGCGAAGTAGCGATACTTGATGTGAGCCATAGACTCACCAGCCAACGCACTCTCAAGATTCTTTAATGTTATTGACATGTTGTTCTCACTTAGTTTTATTATTTGGGTTTGGTGGAATCTTGCCGTTCACCCAATCCCAATCTTCATCAGTCATTGGAATCCAGTTGTTCATAATGTGTAACCCTTTCTTTGAGAATACTTTCTAGCCCAGTGCTCTACTTCTGCAGTAGATTTTGGATTCTTAGAAAGAATATACATCTCAATTTCGGATTTTTGCTCAAATAACTTGGACAGTTTTTTGAGCAATTTTTTCATTTTACCTTACCTTGCTTGTAAGTTTTAAACTGGTTAATGCCATCAGCAATCCCGAGAAAGATTTCTTTACAGGCTTTCAGCAGCTTTATCATAGCCATCCTCCTGTAAGAATTGTTTCTGTCCCTTAGTCTTCACTGGAACTTTCTTTGCTTTCTTGTCTTCTGGAATTAGACGCTCAAGAACGATCTTAAGCATACCATTGAACAACTCAGCGTCTTTAACTTCGATCTTGTCATCGACAGCGAAAGTGCGAGTGAAGGCACGATTAGCGATACCTTTGAACAAGTAGTCACTATCATCGGCATTCTGTAAGTTACCCTTAACTACAAGTTTACCACCATCAATCTCGATGTCGATTTCTTGTTGTGTGAAACCAGCAACAGCGATCTCGATCGTGTAGGTAGTATCGCCTGTTTTGCGAATATTGTATGGAGGGTAGTTGGGGATGTTCTTTGTCAAATCATCATGCAGAGATTGCATGCGTTTGAATTGGTCGTCAAAACCAACAAAGAATTTGTCAAGGTCTTTGAATGCATCTTGTGAAAAGAATGCAGGTACGAATTGTCTATTCATAGTTTTCTCCTATTAAGCGAGTTGAAAAACTCTCAAGCAAATCCCCGAAGGCGAAATGAAGAGAGCCATTTTAAAATCCTGCTTACTGTTTTACAGGGACACCTTATCGTAGTGCCAGCCTTAAGACGCTCCTAAGGTAGTAGAGTCTTTACGTTCCCATCCCGAGTGGGACAGAAACTATTTAGTCAGCTTGTTGTGCAGCTTGTTCTGCCTGCGCAGCTTTCACAAGTTCATCAACTTGTGGGTCGCCTTGTTGTTTGATTTTACCAACCAACGCAACTACCTCTTCAAAAGGATGCTTACCCAAAGTACGAAGAATCATGTTTACTTCATCAATAGTCAAATCAAGTTTAATCATTTCGTTTTTTCCCAATATTATATTTCGGCACAAGTTCCCACTGATCTTTTTCTTTGTAGGAAACCACTTTAATTTGAGATAGTGATGCTTTCTGTTCTGCTTTTGTTGCAACAAGAATCTTCAATAATTCCCAATCTTGCAACAATGCAGCGATCGCATTACGTCTCTCAATATCACCAGAAGTGATATTCGATTCTTTACCGTCCAAAGCAAATAGTTCTTTGAAGTGAACGATAAAGTACCTACCTTGCTTATGTAAGATATGGCAAGATTGGTATAATTTCTTTTCTTTTCTGGAGGCGATGCCGATGCGAGTCAATGTCTCACGAACCTTTAAAAAATTATCAGGTTCTGGTAGAGTCACTTCAAGCATGGACTCTGGCGTCCAGTCGTAGTAAATCATTTCAACATTCATTATTTTCCACCTTTATATAGTTTTTCTTTTATCACATCAAGTTGTTCCTGGGACAAAACGCCAAGTGCCTGTTTTGCCTTCTCCATAGAATAACCGAAGTATTCCATAACGAGAGATAAAGAATCAGTCTTAGCGTCTTTCTTCGCCCATTTACTGAACCTTTTCTTACGTGGTATACTATTTAGCAAAAAGAAAAATTGCCACTGCTTAGGTATCGAATAATGAAGATTCATTTCGTTCGCATACAACACTGTGTCTGGGAACTGAGATAAACCCTTATTCACCATCCAAGGCTCATAGTCTTTGTTAGCCTGTGGATCTAGAAAAAGATTCTCCTTAGTATCGTTGATAGCATTAATAAAATCGAATGGGCTCATTTCTTAAGTACCCAGTCTTCTGCAGCATCTTCAGCTTGTTCGAGGGTATCATATATTGTTGCAAAGTCTTCTTGGGTGTTACCATCCCAAAAGACTACCATATAATTATTCTTGGCAGTCTTATAAACTCTGGCATTCAACATACCTTCTGTGTAGTCGCTAATCATACATCAAACCCCACTTCCTTCAAGTTCTCTGGCGTGGCTGCGTATCGCTTACCTGGGAATCGTTTCTCCAAGTTAGCTTCAACTTCCTGACGTGTAGCACCCTGCGCCATAAAAGTATTTTCAGGCATCGAGTAAACGAAGTAACCATTATCATGCTTTTCAATCTTGATCGGCTGATACTTGTTTTTCATTTCCTCAAGTTCTTGATCCAGATTTCCTTCTTCGGAAAGGTACTCTTGTACTACTCGCTTAGCATGTCTCTCTCTGGCATTCCAACCAGATACAGCACCCATGATCCAAGCTGCCATCATGAAGAATAGAAATACAATTAAGTTTAATAGTTCCATAAATCCTCACTTAAATTTGCAGTTTGCCATAATCTCAGTCAAAGCTGCCATGATATTTATTTCTTGGTCAGCCACGAATGCTGCTTTATATTGATACTCTGCGAGGATAAGAACCATCTGAGGGATACTTGCTGGCTCCATATTTGTAGTCGCATTATCATACAACTCACGAAACAATGGAGCAGTACCTAACTCTGAGTTTTTAGCAACCCAAGAACGAACCTCTTTGAAGTTCTTTTCTTTCAAGTCACGCACGAGTTGTTTGTAAGATTCTTGGCTGGTGTTAACGAGGATGCCAGAATCAATTTTACCTGAGACAGAATAACGCTGTAGTTCGTTCAGAACACGACGATAGTCAGGGAAGTGTTTGATAATAAGTTCTGAAACAACCTTAGGATCGAACTCAACATTTTCATTCTTAAGAATTTGCATAGCACGCTTCATAAACGTGCCAGCAATCTCCTGCTTGTCTTTACTATCAATCTTAAACTCAACAACAGCACAACGACTGTGTAGAGGCTCAATGATTCGATTCTTAAAGTTACAAGTAAAGATAAAACGACAGTTATTGGAGAACTGCTCAATCATAGAACGCAATGCTGGTTGCACTGAATCAGCATTCATATAGTCAGCTTCATCAACGATGATGATTTTTGGAGCATCAGTCAACGAAACTGTAGAAGCAAAGTTCTTTACGGTAGTTCGAAGAGTGTCGATGTGACGACCCTCATCCGATCCGTTAATCATAATATAATCAGCACCAACTTCGTTACATAGTGCTTTAGCCACAGTGGTCTTACCTACACCAGCTGTTCCACAAAACAGAAATGTAGGCAACTCACCTTTAGCGATATACTCTTTAAATGTGCTCTTCAAAGACTCAGGGAGAACACATTCATCAATAGTCTGTGGGCGATACTTCTCAACCCAGAGAAACTGCTCATCACGGGATTCAATCATAATATAACTCCGAGTAATTTATGTCTTATTAAAATTCTTATTGTTTGGAAATAATGTAGTAGTGTCTTTGATGGCGAAATTAAAAGTCATACACATTCTATCTTCCTGAGAAAGATTCTTTGTGACGAAATGCATTAGACTTCCTGGGAAAATCAACATCATATTTTCTTTAGCATCAACTTGATGAAACACCTCAGTAAACTTATTACGTTCAACAAAATACTTTGGTGCGTAGTTCCATGTTCTGGTATTGTCTCCATGCTGAAAAACAATATTTCCAGAATTAGGTGGAACCTTAAAATAATATACAGCTACTATCGTAGTCCCAGGATGTACATGCGAAAACACAACATCATCTGGACCATTGATATTATACCAACAACCATTCAAAACTAGGCTGCATGATTCTTTGGGTCCAAGTTCTTTAAGGCATCGACTAGCATTTTCTGTAGCAATATCAACTATCTTTTCCAATGAAGAAACAGATTTGATCTGTGCTTTCGAAAGTAAATAACTAATCCACTTCAAACCACCAGACCTAGCCTCAGGGATATAATTGTTGGGGTTTCGGTTTGCTTCTTCGGCTTCGAATAGGGAGTATGCATTATCAACCAGTCGGGTAGTATCAATACCTTCAATATCAAAAGACCAGACTGGGGTGATAAACAAATCAGCCCTATTCACAATCAACCTTCGAAGGAAGAGTCGGCTTCAACGGCTACATAATAAACCAAGTCGCCAGTACCTTTAAAGCGAGAGATTTTCTTAGAAGAAATGCTAACATCATATTCGCCAGGAAGCATCTTCAGGTTTTCAACTTTCAAATTGATCTTGAAAGTTTTATCGGTAGCACCAACAACTTCACGGAATACGTTAGCAGTATTGTTTTTCTTGTCACCAACAACTGCAGTGATAGAAGAACCATCGCCAACAATAGACAAGTCTTCAGAACGAAGAACACCAGCAGTCTTACGAATCATATCCAACTGGTCGCTAGACAATTTGAATTCAATCTCATGCGCAGGGAATGTGATTGCTTTCTGAGGTGCAACCAAAACCTCAGGTGCTGCAGCAAAGTATTTAATGCTGCGACCACCACTCTTGATAGTGACGTACTTGTCATTAAACTCCAACTCAGGATCTTCAAACAAAGACATCGCACCCAAAAATTCATTCAGGTCATAGATGCCAAAGTC